GTAAAACCTTGGGCAATTAAAATGTATTGCAATATATCAGCTAAGATATATTTAAAGGTTGTGCCATTAACTGATTGCGTTGTATTAAGGGGATTAGTAGCAGGGATTTCTATATCCCCGTTGGGCAACCCACCCGTTAATAACTGACTAATTGGAATCGACATTTCTAACCGCCTAGTTTTGGTAGTTCATTATTATTTGAAATTGCACTGATACAATCGCGCCACCAGCATCGTTCGTAATTAGACTGATTGTATCGCCAGCTTTTACTTGTAAAGCAGTAGGATTCAAAAGTGATGTAGCGCTAGCAAAAGCTCCGGCAGGTACTGCGGCAGTTGTTGTTACATCAACAAAAACATTTTTACCTGATTGATAACTAAATATAGCAATCCATTTAGGGTAATTTTCAGGCACAGTGATGCTTTGAGCAACAGTTGCAGCTAATAAACCATTCTGCACATCATAGCTTGGCTGTATTCCATAGCCATTTATTCCTGCTACACTGCCGTTTATATCTCGTATTACATTATATTTTGTAGACATTTTTTATCCTTATTTAAACAATTCCAAATCTGGCATCCGCGACCCATTGGGTTCTCGCCCACGCTGTATAATATGCCGTGCCGCTAACATAGTTAACATTAAGAAGAGCTTGTTGATAAATAGATTCATACACAACGTTGTTTTGCGCTATATTCGATGCAAAATAAGTAAAAACAGCCCGATCACCAACGGTCGAATTATTATCAACTAATAAATGGCAATATATATTATTTATAAGACCTGAATTTGGACTATATAAAGCTACAGCAGGAATTTTTCTTTTAGATTGTTTAAAGGTGATTGTAAAAGCAGAAGCATAGCAACGTGTAAAACCTGCGCCGGGGGTGGAAGAAGATAAAGAAAATCCTTCCGCTCCAACTTGAGTTATTGCTCCAGCCAATGTGCCTCTATCATAGGATTTTTCATAATATTGTTGCAATCCCGCAATCGTCTCACGAAAACTCATAGCTGCCGGAGCTGTTGGAATGTAACCTTTTTGCAGAGTACACCACTCTAAAGAAATAACTTGAGTTGGCAAGGCTTTTGCAAAACTTACTACAATTGCAAAAAACTCAGCAGTATTAATATTTGCGTCATTTGTAGCATCCCAACCAGCAAACGAAAAAGTTTCAGTATTATATAAACTGAAACGAGCATCCCCTAGATTGCCTCTATTTACTTTATTCCATGTGCCATAAGCGCCGCCGCCGCCAACTGTGGGCACTCCTGCATCTGATACAGAGGATACTAAACTATAAAAGTTAGTTCCTAGATCCGGTAATGCAGCATCCGCAGTCCAATATAAATCAATTTGTCCTTCTAATGCTGGCCCATTTGTTACTAAGCCTTTGATCTGGGAACATAGAGGAGAGTTTAAAAGATTTACTGCATCATCTTTATCTAAATATTGAATCATAGCAAATGCCGTGGCAGTTGCTAAATTTGTAAATTGAATTCCATTGCCATAAATTTTTTGTACAGATATGTTACCGGTTGCTGTTTGAAATAAAATTGTTTGGTCTGCACAATATTTTGATTGGCCGCCAGCTGGACTATATGTAATTGATGATTGGCCCATTTCTTGATAAGGATTGTTATTAAAATCCCATCCTAGAGTGTAGCTGGGTATAGGCTTGTATTCTAATTTTGGTTTTGACCAATAAAAGGTACTATTGGTTTGCTGAGGAACTGATAATTGAACAAAATTAGCAAATGTTTCTGCATTTGCAACTTGTACAATTTGAGTGCTTGTAATTTGAACTGTAGATAAAACCGGAAAATCTATATATATATCAACATAACCAGCAGGTGGAGCATCTGTATTTACTGCGCCATTTAAAATTACAGATAAATCATTAACCCCTAAGATTGGTGAAAATGATGCATCATTCGCAGTTACTCCCTGCGCAATTATATACTGTGCGCCGGTTGAAGGAACATAACTCATCTGAACTGCAACAGAAGCAAGATTTTGATTTGAAATTAAAAATAATCCCGAAACATAATCCCCGTATAATATTCTTGGACTTTCTGAAATTCTTTGTCGCAGTTGTACACTTGTTAATCCAGCTCCTGCAGATGCTATTTGTATAGCATAGGGTGCCTCACTTATTATAGACGCATTTAGCGGAATTTGTGTAATAACAACTGTTCCTGTCCCTGTTGTAACAATTTCCCAACCAGGGGCAAATTCTACGCTAGTAGCAGTAGGAGAAGCATTGAAAGTTAAACTGCCAGTAGTTGGATCCGGGATATAACTAATACTAGAAAACTGAGTATTTGTTAAAATATTTTGAGATAGTTGGAATTCACTAGATGCAGGTGATGTACCGTAACTATTTGGCGGCCATGCTTCGCGCGTGAATTGTAATACACCTAAGGAATTATAAACTTCAATAAAATATAAATCTAAAATCCCTGTGGGCGCAGCAGGAAGCCCTGTGAATGGATACAGGAAAGGGATTATGTCATTGCCCGAATTATCTTGGAAAGTTCCCACAGAAGATAGAGTCAAAGGATTTGGCAACAATGCAAATTGATACTCACCATTTGGCTGCTGCTCTTGTTGATAAACATTTTTTAATACAGATCTATTAGTATCTTCATAAAAAAATACTTGCCCTGCGGCTAATGGGAATCCTGTATCTTTATCTACAAAATATTCTTGAAGAGGAAAACATGCATAGTAAAGTGGTGATGGTATTGCCATATTAAATCCTTTTTTTATTTAATTCATTATGCTATTAGTTCTAACATAAAACAATTACAAGATTTTTAAATTTTACATATGTTCAAAGATTTTTTTAGCCCCTTCTAATGCCAAACCAACATATCCGGCACGTTTTAAATTTTCTCGTAGTTTTTGAGCTGCAATATCTTTTTCTATTTCAGGATGTAGTTTTCTTATTCGTGCCATTTCTGTACTTTTTTCTCGTAAAGGCTTTAATGTTTCGGGAATTTTTTGACTTTCTCCAACTAATTTTCTAAGCATTGGCGTAGATTCATAGGTTTTTTTCATTTGACTATAGCCTGATTTAGCTGCATCTAACCATTGCGACAAATCTTTATTGCCGGTTTTCGTGAAGTGAGATTTTAAAGAATCATTTATTCTGTCTCGCAAATCATCATATAATTCACCTGTTTCAAAATCTTTGGCATTTCTTCTATATTGACCAATTTTAGAATAAAGTTTTCTAATAGATTCATAATTTCCTTCATTGGCATTGGATATTAATTTTTTATTTGTTTTACTGGCTGGCAAAAGATTATTAGCATCTTCGATAAATGTTTGATCAATTTTTCCAATATTTTCTACACCCCGTTCTTTGGCTTCTTTAGTTACAAAATTAAATAATCCGCCTAGTTTTTCATTAGCTTGATTATAAGACTTCTGTATAGCACCATAAGTTTTTTCTGGGGATACAGATCGAAAAGCAAGTTTAGCCCCTTCTTTCAACCATTTTGCACCACGAATCAATCCTTCGCCTGCCGCATATTCACCAAGACCTTTTGCAAATCCAGCTATAGGTGATTCATCTTGTGTTGCTTGATATCCGGCAAATGGCAATCCCTTTCCAGCAACAGATGCTAAATAACCGCCTAATTTTGGCACTTGTCTTAATTTTTCTACCGCGCCAAATAATTTTGTTTCTGGCATAAAAAAACCAGGCGCTAATTCTGTTGCATATTCAGCAATTCTTTCACCACCAGTAGGCTGATATTTCATGCCTAAAGCTTTTCTAAAATCGACCGGCTCTTCTTGTGGAGCACCTAACGCTTGACGTAATTTTCCTGTACCCAAGAATTGTCCAAGTTTTTGCCCAGATGTAGCCAATCCTTGCAAAATAGCTAAAGGATATCTTTGATATGCTGGAGGCAATTCTTGTGACATTTGTTGTTCTAAAACCTGTGGTTTTGTAATTCCAATGCGTGAAAAAAATTCCTCTTGTGGTATTTGAGAATAAAATTTGCTATGCAATGCAGTAGCTAATTCTTCATCAGATTTATTATTATATTGAGGATATTGTTGTCTTATTTGCTCTATTGTCATAGTCATTGAAATAACCCCAGTGGGTCTTGTTCCGAAACTTGAGCTTGAGCTGCAATTTTTTGTGGTTTTTTTAAATACATTTGATGTTTAGCAATTCTCTTTTTTGCCTCTACTTGTATTTCTTTAGGCAATGCTGCTACTTGTTTTTCATAAAACATTGGCCACCCTTGAGTGGTTGCTTGACGTTGATGTTTTAATGCATCCACTGTTGTTTGAAGTCCTTGTGAAGATAAAGCACCAGAAGTATGTTCAGGAATTAATCCTGAGGCAGTTGCATAGTCTATTAATCTTTCTTTGGCTTTAGGATCTTTTTTATAGGCGGCTAAATCTGATGCAACTTGACTAGAAGCAAATGTACCAATATAAGGTTGTTTTTGTATTACAGGAGTTAAGTAATCCAGTACACCTCCACCAGCTTCTCGTTTTTGTTCATATGCGGTCATTTTGCCCGCTTTAGGCAATGTTGCTGCTTTAGTTTTTGCTTTAGTTAATTCAATTTGATATGGCAATAATTCTTGTTGCATACTAGGCTGTAATTGTTTTTGTTTTTGGGCTTCAAGTAATTCTAATCTTGCTTGATTTAATTGAGGAGCAAATTGTTGCTCCATTAATTTTTGTTGTAATGAAGCCTGCGCCATAGGTTCAGCATATTGTGCTTGCGTGCCCAACATTTTATTTATTAATTCACGCTTTAGAAAATCTTGCGCCATCTGTTTAGGCTGCATGAAATTGCCTATGCCTTGCATAATTGCCTGTTGTAAATCGGGTAATGAGCCGCCCTCTTGAGGTGTAAATCTTGGAAGATTGGGAAAATTAATAGCCATATTATAACCCTAATAATGATAATAATTTAGGAAGATACTCCATCAGACCGCCTGCTAAAGTGCCAGCCCCACTTGCTGCTTGGCTTATACCTTGTGAGCGCTGTTGATTTTGCAATCCTTGAGATAAGGCGCTTATTCCACCTTGTTGAGCCATGATATTACCAAGCATATCAGCATAATTTGTGCTGGCTCCATAACCCATTTTATTAATTTCACCTAGTCCACCAAGACCCATACCATACAGACTTTGCATGCGATTCATATAATCGCCAAAATCTCTTGATGCTACATTTTGACCAACATCTGCGGCTTGAAGTTGTGCTGCCGGAGTTCCTAACATACCACCAGCGGCGGCGGCACTATTAACGCCACCCATAGCTTGCTCAAGCTGTCTTTTATATCCGGGTGACTCTTGATAGCCTCCCGCCAAACGATTGTATACATCGCCAGTTTGACCGGTTAATTGCCCATATTGTCCTTGCAAATCACCCATGGCACTTCGACCAGCTTGGATATATGGCTGAAAATAAGGCTGTGTTGCACCAGGAATTTGCCCATAAATTCTATTTGCTTCGTCATAAGGGCTTTTGCCTGGATTGAAGGTATTATATAAACCACCAACTAAGCCGCCCAAACCAGATCCCATAGCCAGCTTACTTAAAAGGCTTGTTAATGCATCTATAGAATTTGTGTTGGCAGGGTTATTTGAACCGCCAGATTTATTTAATTCCATTTCAATCATGATTTTTCCTTACAAAGTTACAATTGTCTTAAATATGGGTTGACCACCGCCATTATCTAGAGCCACTTTCAATACGTTATTATCTGTATCATAGATTAGTGTGCCAAATTGACAAGTATATTGCCCATTTTGATTTTGATTATTTTGGATAATAGTAATATCAGCTGCAGCATGTTGCGTTATAGCAACGCCATTATTTCCAAATAATTGTTGAAGATTTCCAACCAATGCTTGACGAAAACTTAATTCATCATCATTTGGTCTACCATTTTCATCAACCATTTGACCAAATGGTAAATTTGGAATTCTTATTGATTGTCTTTCCGAAACTGTCATCATTGGTATATCTCCACAACGCCGTCTGTAGCTACAAAACGGCCAAATCCATTAAAACGCAATTGATAAGTAGCATCATTTACTATGCCCAATCTTTGATATATAAATCGTGATTTTCGATATCCAGTTGGGTTCATATTTTTTCGCCAAGATGCACCAAACGCTACTCCACCGTCTCTAGATATAGATAAATCAACAGTCTCGCTATAAGTTGTATTGGTGACTGTAGTAATTGTAGTTGCTGGCGCTTCGGCTGCAATGGGGTTGCCTGCTTCGGTAGTTATTACAACAAATGTTTCTGTGGCTAAATTATTTTGATTATAAATAATTGATTGAATCAATTGTTCATTTATTAATCCATTTTCAAGTGTGAACCCTAAACTTTTAGCAACAAAATAACGCTGATTTGGCAATCGTAATGGAGGGGTAATGCGTACTCTTGGAATTTGATAAACTTCAGCATTGTTTAGTGCATAAGATGCATAAGTATATTGAGTTCCAAATTCATAAACACTGCCGCCATTTAACGAAACAAAATAATATTTATTATTAAAAAACACTACTTCGCGGGCAATATGATAATTTAAATTTTCATCAGTAACATAAAAAAATAAATTAGTATTAAAGTCATAAGCAAAAGATATATTGTCACTGGGAAAAGAAAATTGATAAATTATATGGCCATCTTGTTGAAACAAAAAACCCGTACAGTCTCCAGGATTAGTTAAATTAGCCAGCTTATAATTAATACCATCCGTAGATATCTTTTTAATTGTATTTCCAACTGCCACCATCAGTACGGGGCCAGTTTGCTCATTAACTCCGATCCATACTATCATGTTATCAAGAGACGCAATACTTCTTGCGTTTAGACACCCGTAATCCGCATTGAATGATTGATTTCGTTGATATGGGAATAATGTGTAACCAATATCCTGCCAGCTTTCAGCAGTATTTTCACCCATCACAAATAAATTATTACCGCCACCTGGAACTGGGATCGCGGCAACTATGTGAGTAGGTTTAGATGAAATAACCCCTACTTGTCTTGCATTGGCAGCAGTAGGTGGATTTGTAGGCCAAGATATAGCGTCATTTAATCCTGATAACAACCAATACTGAGTTTCGTTACAAGCTATAATAAGTCTGCCGTTTTGAAAAGATACATATCCAGGATTTGGGTACTGAAAAGGAAAATAATTTACGGCACCCACTTGGCTAGAATAAAATATATTTGTGCTCCAATTGTAAACATATACATAGGAGTTATCCGTAATACAAATTTGTGCATTATTGTTTTCGGATATATAAACATCGCCTTCAAGGGTCGGCAAAATACCATTTACAATAGCCACGGACTGTAATTGATTTGTTACTGTATTCAGTGTGATTTTGTAAACCACTGCCCCTATAACAGCAATCATTAAATTGCCGCGTAAGCTTGTATATAATCCTCTTCCGACAGCAGATGGACTAATAATTGAGGCTACAGAATATCCCGCATAAGGTACTAAAAAGCCATCGCTTACAATAAAATTCCAAGTTTGCTCGTCGCTAATTTTGTTATAACGACCAAAGTTACAACCTCCGACAATTTTAAGAGGCGCTTCTTGTATATTTTGTATCGCAAAAGGTGCTGGCATAATACTCTCTTAATTATGGCTATTTAAATACAATATAGCACTATTCAATAAGCTTATATCATCTTTAAATTTACCAATTGCTGTATTGCAAGCATGGCATAATAAGCCCCTAACTTTGCCGCTAGAATGACAGTGATCTATGCACAATCTTGTTAGTTTGCCATTATTCATTCTAGTTTCCTCTTGATTACATATAGCACATTTATTATTTTGTTGATCAATCAACTCTTGGTAATATTCAAGCGTTATTTTTCTTCGTCTCGCCGCAGCTTTCATTGGATAAAGTTCGCCTTCTTTTTCCATGTACTTCTGTTGCCAACTTTTATATTTTTCAGGATTAATTTTTCTATCCTGCTTAATTTGCTCATTCACCCTATCGCGATTTGCCTTTTTCCAATCGCCAGATTTGTTTATGCAGTCTTTTTGATTCTTGTAATAATAATTCACTTTATTTTCATGGCAGCATTGTTTGCATCTTAAACGCCATCCTGTTTTTGCCTGAGCATCTCGAGACAAAAACCCTGTTTCATTATCCAATTCCCCGTGCTTACGACATTTGCCTTTTATATCCATTATATGCTCCTATAAAAAACAATATAGTAACATAGAAATGGAATCCTTCCATTTGAATTAGAAGGGAAAATATCCCTTGCTCAGGTTGATAGCTTGCCAATCCCATGGAGAACGGGTTGAGAAAAAAGTAGTTTTTTGTACTGTTAAGTCCGCCGGACTTACATCTAATACTTTTAATTCCATCGCTCTTAATTGCGCTTTAGACTCATCGGGAAAAGTTGCACCGTATTCTGAGCAAATATACTCAGCTAATTGATAACGCAAAAACTCAATATAAAATCCATCGTATATTAATGATAAATCTGTATCTAAAGTTACTTCGGTTAATCCAAACTTTCCACTAAGTTTTAAAATATAGTCGCCTTGTGGCAGAAAGTATAAGTAAACTCGCATGCCGCCTTTTTCGCGTTCTGGTCGATATGAAAACGGTAGAGATTGAATATTATCTACTCGTCCCGTATCAAAAAATTCTTTACGGCTCAACTGTGACATTGGATAACGCACAGTACCGATATTGTACGTCATAGCATCAACATATAATAAGTCTTCAATAAAATATTCGCCTGTACCTGCAACAAGAGTTACTTCATCTCGTTTAAAATAAGGTATCTCTCTTAAATCTGTACTTTTAAAACTAAATAATGCATTTAATAAATACAAACCGTCTTGGATTTGTTCTCCGTCAACGGTTTGTAATTGTCTACTAACTACCTGGGACAGATAGTACGAGCGAGTTATAAGCATTCGTGCCGTATATGCCATATTATCTGTCTCCTTTTATTAAACTGCGAACTGATATCCACCAACTGAGATTGCAGCAGCAGCAGCGGCATTACTAACTTTGTAGTTAATTGTTGGCACGCCAACTGCTAAAGTTGCAATACACAAATCTTGGCTAGATACAATAACAGTCCCAACTTGACCCGTAATAGTGACCATATCACCAGTGCCCGCTTCAGGTTGTAATTTTAATGTTTGACTTGCAGCACTTGGAGTTAATGCAGAGCTAACAAATACAGGTGTATTTTCAATAGCAGGAACAAAATTGCTCAAGTCAATTGCAGTGTAGGCAGTTGCAGCGCCCGCAACTACTGCAGTAGCTTGAGGAGCATCAAACATAAATGTTCTCCAGCTTGACAAATCATCAGTCCAATAACCTAACAAAAAGGTAGAACCTGCACCTGTTACCACATAACCAATTTTTGCATAAATGTCATAACCAAATGGCAGATAAGGAGTATCAAGAGCTGAAATCAACCCAGCAGGAACATTTCCAGAAGATGTGCCGGCAATTAAATAAACATAATAAACAGTACTAGCAGCTAAAGCGCCCGTGTCTAAACCGTTAACACCGACATTTGCCGCATTAACAACTAAAGCATCCG